ACATTGAGCCAATCCAGTAATCTGATTCGATAGCCGCACCTTCTGTCAAATTATTACTAAACACATCTACAGCGTGTATTTGCCCTAAAAGATAGTGCAATGTACCTTCTTGCAGAACAACAACCCTAGATGCCCCTAAAGCCTTTAAAGCAGGTAAAAAACGGGCAAACATAATAATGTCACCAAAGCCTTGCTCCATTTGTACGGTGATCGACTTACCAATTAAGGGTTCACCTCTCCATACTGGCATCTTTAACGCAGGTGCGTAAGGCTGGGCTTGCTTGGCAATAATTTCAGGATGCCAACGATATTCAAATAACCTAAAACCTGACTCGTATCTGCCAGCGTGTAGGTGTTCGTAAGCTAATTTATATTGTGCGTCTACAGTAGTAGTAATAATGCTGCCTCATCGTCAAGTTCCTCTTGGCGTTTGGCTTCCATTACTCGCAATTGCTCTTGAATGAGATATTGCTGGTTTCTGTAAGCTACTGCCGCAAGGATGTTATCCCGTTGTCTTTCAAGGTAGCTTATAGACCGCTGTAAATCTTCTGTTTCAGCTAACGGTATATCAGCTTTAACCTCTTGTTTTGATTGTACTTTAGATTGCTTAACTTTAGCAACAGGATCAATTAAATCTTTAAACGCTTGTTTGCGTGATGCGTTGGCATCTTTGGTAGCTTGATCTAATTTGCGTTGGCGTTCAGCAATCTTTTGTTGAATCTTTTGAATTCGTTTAAGTTCTTCAGGTGTCCAAGACGCATCATCTCCACCAGTAAGGGTGGGCGCAGCTATTGCAATGACTTGAAAAGCGTTATTTTGAAACGCATTAGCCTGAAAAGCAATTTGAAACATTAAAATACTCCGCCTGATACCCCTACAAAAGTAGTAGCAGTAATAGTCGTTCCAGTAATTGCTGCTGCGGCAGTTCCACCAATAGCAGGGGGGCTAGATAAATCAAGAGTTCCACCTAGCGTTAAGTTACCAGTAGTGGTAACCGTTCCACTTAAAGATATACCTGAAACTGTGCCTGTACCGCTTACGCTAGTAACTGAACCTGAACCTTTATTATTAAAAGTTGTCCAATCTGTGCTTGTTAAGTAGCCATTAACGCTAGTTGTGGCGGCTGGCATGGATATAGCAGGGGTGTTACCACCGCTTGAAACTACTGGGCTTGTACCAGTAACGCTAGTGACTGTACCGCCTGAACTTGGGCTTGTGTTGGTAACAGTAAAGTTAGGGTAAGTACCAGTAACGCTTATACCCGTTCCACTAGCAATAGCTACAGTTTGGTCAGGTGCAGTATTGGTAATGTTTAATGTGCCACTTGTTGTTATAGGACTACCTGTTACGCTGATGCCTGTCCCTGCTGTAGCCGCTACGCTTGTAACTGTTCCAGTAGTGGAATCCGTAGAAGTGATGGTGAAGTTAGGGTAAGTACCAGTTACTACAGTTGTTCCTGCACCAGTTAAAGCAACAGTTTGGTCGGGAGCGGTGTTGGTTACTGTTACAGCACCCGTTGCACCACTAACGCTGATACCAGTTCCAGCTACGGCAGAGGTAACACCTGTGTTGGTTACTGTAAACGCAGGGTATGTTCCTGTTGCCGATATACCAGTACCATTTGCGATGCTGACTGTTTGGTCAGGGGCGGTGTTAGTTATATTTAATGTGCCACTCGTAGTGATAGGGCTTCCCGTTACAGAAATACCCGTACCAGCAGTTGCCGCTACAGAAGTTACCGTTCCTAATGGGTTTACAGACCAAGAACTATCTGTTCCATTAGTCGTTAGGTATTTACCTGTATTACCTGTTTGGCTTGGGGCAAGGGCATTAAACGCAGCATTAGCCGAAGTTTGCCCCGTACCGCCATTAGCTATGTCTATAGTACCTGTTAGGGTATGGTCTGCGTTCCAATCGCTAGGGCGTATAAGACTTGTGTCTGCATCGTCAGGGATTGCTGATACTTTTGAGTGTTTGACTAAAATAGCCATTATTGAACCCCAGCAATTTTACCGTCAGGGCCACGAATTACAACTTTAGGTTGATTTAACTTGTCAAGCAACATTGATAGCATTTGGGCTAACTGTTGATTGCTCATCTGCATATTCTCAATTGCAGGTTGTAATGGGTGGTTTTTCATGTCTGAATATCCTAATTGATCTTGCAATATGTTAGCCATCTGTACATTGTCAGCATAAGCAGCTTCACCAGTATCTAAGCCTGACGATATACGGGTTGTTTCAATCTTGGCAGCATTGTTAAGGTAAGCAAGCAGGAGTTCCTTGTTATTGGTGGAATCCATCTTGGTCTGCTCCAAGTCCATTTCCATCTGCATTTGTTCACGGTTACGCTGATCTTCCAACTGGAATTTAAGTTGATTCTCTTGAGCTTGGTACTCCTGTTTAGCCTTCTCCAGTTCAATCTGACCCTGAATCTTAGCCTGCTCAATTTGCTGTTGCATCTGCATCTTGGCTTGTTCCATCTGTTGTTCCATCTGTAACTTCTGCATTTCAGGTGATGGTGGCTTGGGTTGACCTTCCATTGCCTTGGCTTGCTGACGGAACTTATCGGCTGTTTCGTCAATAAGACCTTCTAAGCCTTTACCAGCCTTAAATGCTGTTACGCCAAACTTGAGCATCTCGACCAACATTGGCGTGAGTTCAGGTGTGGATTGTGCGGCAGGTAAGGCTGTACTTAAGAATCCGCTAACTGCGCTCAAGAACTCCATGCGGTTTTGTTTCTCTTGTTGCTCATCCTGATAAATCATGGAATCTGTAGTCACTTCGATACGGAAGTTCTTAGCAGGTTCATCCTTTAATAATGCAAGGGCTTGGGGGATAAGTGCTTGGTCTTGGGGGCTTAGTTGCATTGCACCACTAATTTTAAGGATGGTGTCATCGGTAAAATGCTGGCAAATAATCTGTGCCTTGATCTGCAAAAGGGCGGTAGCAAAGTTCACTACCTCATGTTGCATAGTCTTTAAACGCCCTGAAGCGTTGTTTGACTTAATGATCTGTGCGCCAAGGGTTTCATTAGGATCGGTCTGACCACGCTGAATATCAGCAATGCCCATGATCTCGTAAATCTGACCTTTTACTTGCTCCATAGCCTGATAAGCCATGTTCAAGCCTTGAGCGATAGGGGCAATATCCACAAGGTTAATAGCCCCAACAAGTCCACCCTTCTCGCTAAATGCACCGTAGTTCTTGACAGGCAGTAGAGTATTGTTCTCACCCTCTGTAAACAAACGCTGTAAAGATGGCTCAGAAGCGTCATATACGCCCCGAACCTTGAGTGCTTGGATGAATCCATCAATACGGTCTGCAAGCGTGTCTAGCTGTCTTGCTTGGTCTTGATAGAGAACATAGTCAGGTACAGGGATTAGGCTGTCTGTCGTAAGCGTTGCAAACATAGGTTTTGGGCAAGGCCAAAAATTTTCCAGTTGCAACGGGTCATCACGGGTATCAAGAATCTTACCCATAGATTTGGATAGCCAAATTACTTGACCTGTAGCTTTATCCCAAATCTCATAGATCAATGCTTCCCGTGAACCTTCGCCCATCTTCTCATTAAATGACTTAGATGTTTCAGGTTTGGTATCAAGGGGAATCTTACCGCCAAGTTCTTCGCCAAAGCGTTCAACAAGGGCGGCTCGTTCCATATAGACTTTACGCCATACTGCGGTCACTTCTTCCCATGTACGGGCAGTTGTCAAACCAAAGTCACGCCAGTAAACATAGTCTACGGGGGCGCATTCGTACTCTATGCGCTCTTGATCCTCACGGTAGATACCGCCTTCGGTTTCTGCTTCGTCTGCATCTTCAGTTACTTGGAATCCATCATCAGGCGCACCTTCACCCATCCCAGCAGCTTGACCAACAATATGTGGTTCATAACGCACCCAAGCCGTACCACGCCCACCCAATAAACGGTCTTGAACCGTCTGCTTCATTGCGCTGGCATAGTCACCATAGTGTTCAATTTCGTACTCTAAGGCCCGTTCTAGCATCATTGACGCTACACGACCAATAGGGTCGTTATCACGGAATCTACGGCTTACATCGGGTCTTGGAAGTCTAGCAAATACCGCAGGGGTAATGGTTTGAACATTGCTCCACAAGATATTAAACTTAGCGGTTGGGTTGTTTCGGCTACGGGATTCGTCACGGTAACGCTTAACGATCTTATCGGCTCTGCCTTCCCATTCTTTAAATGTACGCTCGTACTGGGCGATGCAGTTGTACCAATCTTCGTATGTGTGATCCATGTTAATCCTTAGGTAAAGTTACCCATTGCTATTACTTCTGCACCAGCACCCGTTGTTACTTTCCAAGCACCATTTTTAGAAAAGGTGTTGATTTCAATGGAATAAACACCGATTGCAGTATTGGCGGCCACCAATGTATGAGATGTAGTGTTGTCTAACAAGGCCACAGTTCCAGTAAGTGATGTAGAAACTGTAATAACTAAACGGTGTAAATAATCTCCAACTGCGCCTGTTGCGCCTAATACTTGTCCTGTTTGTGAAGCGGCTACATGCTCATAGGGTAGTGCGTATGTTGCGGCTGCTGTGGTCATTTAAATTCTCCTGTTGACTGTTTTGGGGGTTTCTTTCCACATTTCGTTCAAAGTTACATCCGTTTGCCCGACATGAAGTCCTTTAACTCTTGTATCTTTGAGGATAGGGCTTTCTTCATCCTTCCAAACAAGGCTGAGATAGCGCATAGCGTCACTCGAATGACTCGTGAAATCGTGTTTTGGGCGATCCCTAAAACATTTCTTATCATCATCCCATTCCCTTTGATATTGACGCAAACATTCTATTAATTCTTCACACTTATTATCAAACCAACAGCGAGTTAATGCAAGTCGTGTCGCTTGTATTCCATCCTGAATTGACAGATTTGGAACAATTTTTAGATGTTTTATGTCAATTTTTGCAGAAATTTGCTCGATTATGCTCTTTCCACCACTAGCCAATGTTTTAGCCCTAGCGTCATGGGGCAGGTAATGAGTGCCATATTTGTACCCAAACTCATCCTCTTTTTGGGCAAGTAAACCTGTGTAATAGGAAATAGGTTGACCGTTGCTAGAGTGGTGATCCAGTATCCGTATCTCACCAAATACCACCTGAAACCAAATAATAGCCGTGGAATCGTTGAACCCCAAATCCCACGCTGTATGGCAGGGGAACATTGGGTCATAGTCAATGGTGGTAATACGCTCAAGGTCGGTGATCCTACGCATCTCCTGCCCGAAATACGCCCCAACTATGGCCGCCTCAAATGAACAAAGGAACTCGGCTTCATACTGATTGGTAGACATCATGCGCTGGGCATCTTCTAGTTCAGCTTGTGGCAATAAGCCTGACTGATCTGCCCTAAGTGTTTTAGAGTACCAATCGGGATTGTTTTCAGCACTTTTATAGATGTCATAGAAACCGTTATGCCCACGGGGAGTCCCTATAAATACGGCATAACCGCCCCTGTCTGCAAGTGCTGGTCTTATAATCTCACCCCATACACGGGGCTTCATGTCAGCAAATTCGTCAAGTACGATCCCGTCAATATAGTTTCCACGGAGCGAATCAGGCGAATCAGCACCAAATAAGCGAATCTTAGCCCCGTTGTGTAGTTGTACCCATAATTCGGATTGATTGACTTTTTCTAGTGCAGGTGCAGCAAAGCGTAAAAGGTAGTCCCAAGCTACTGATTTTGCCTGTGAGTATAGCGGGCAAAGGTAAAAGTACCTACCGTCAGGCTTGCGTTCTTTAATAGCCCGTTTAATCAGGTCATTAATGCTTGCTACGGTCTTTCCTGCTCTACGGTGACAGACTAGTACCGCCCAGCGTTCTTTGCGCTTGTGGAAGTCTTTAAACGCATCCCTGGCCTTGTACTCAAACTCATGTACTACTACTTCACTCATCTTGCCATTTGTAGATATGAACTATTGGCTTGGTTTCATCACCAGCGTGTTCTGTCCTAGCCAGCTTCGGTACATGGTACTCAGCTACCTGCATAAAGCAATCAAATGCGACCTTTGGCCCTAGCTTCTCGTTCATAGCGATCTCGTCAAGCCATTTTTGTAGCATATGACTGTTACCATCCACGAACTTAGCGATCGCCTCTCTAGCGAGTGCTGTGGACTTATTAGGCACACCTGCAACCCTGCCGCCTGTCTTCTTTCTAGATTTTTCTACTGTAGAACTCATACCTTACCCAAGTAGTTGATTAAGATAAGTTAATTTTACATCAATTTGCATAATTACAACATATTGAAATATTTTAATAAAGTAGTTGACTTATTGTAGTAAAACGCTACAATGTACTTAATCGCTGATTTATTTAACAACTTGCCTAGCGATTCATAAATGGGGCTAAACAGTTAAGGAGTATTAAAATGAGCAACAATCAAATTCAATGGTCTAAGTTACTAAATGAAGCTGTAAATAAAGAAGGTGTATTAAGCTCTGCATATAGCAAGTTTTATAATTATTCAATAGGAAATCAACTTTTAGCGTGGATTCAATGTGTTGATCGTAATATTGAAGTTGGCCCTATTGCTACCCTCAAAAAATGGAATGAATTAGGCCGTAAAGTTCAAAAAGATGCTAAAGCTATTTCTTTGTACATTCCTAGTCAGTTTAAAGTAAAAGACAAAGATGCTAGTGGTAAAGAAGTAGAAAAGGTTATCAAGTATTTTGCTCTTAAACCTAGATGGTTTGTACTTTCCCAAACTGAGGGTGAAGATTATGTGCAAGAAATTAAAACTCCTGATTTTGATGTAAATTTGGCTTTGTCTAATCTTGGTATTACCGTAGAAAAATTCTCTCATCCTAATGGTAATTGTCAGGGTTATGCAAAAGTTGATAGCAAAGTAATTAGTGTTAGCGTTTTAGCACAATTTCCACATAAAACACGCATTCATGAAATTGCACATTGCTTATTGCATAGCAAAGATGGTGGCCTGTTTGCTGATGGTGCTGAGTTGCCTAAAGATAGCAAAGAAGTTGAAGCTGAATCAGTTGCTTACATCGTAATCAGTCTTTTGGGTTTAGAGGGCCAAAGAGAAAGTCGTGGTTACATTCAAAACTGGTTGGGTTCTAACCAAATTGCTGAAAAATCTGCTCAGCGTATTTTTGGTGCAGTTGAGAAGATTTTAAAAGCTGGCAAACCTGTTGAAACCATATAAGGAGAATAAACATGGACTACATTTGCTTTGTAAATAAAGAAAAAGCCTTTATTCATAGGTCTAAAAATGGTGGATGGATAGCTATTGATTCAAATGGCAAATATTTTTGGTTTAGTTTGTCCTACACAATATCTGACATCTGCACTCATAAAGCATTGTTTGGCTGTAACGCTAAATTTATTTAAGGAGAATTACATGAAACCATTTTTATATCGTACTAACTGCATTCATTCCTGTGTCCGCAGGGGTTTTAGTGAACAAGATACATGGAGAGAGGCATTAGGTCTTTATGAGCCTTTACTGGCTTATGCTGATAAATTGCCTACTCTTGATGCTCCTGAACATTTACCTGACGGACATACTACAAAACGCTACATTGACTTTGTGTCTAGGGGATAATATGACCTTTGACTTAAAACAATGGCGTACAAGCATTGGTATAACCCAAGAGAAAGCGGCAGAACTCTTGGGGGTTCACCGTGTTACATACACAAACTGGGAAAACGGGGTGCATCCTTTTTCAAAAAGGGTAGAACTAGCCTGTGAGTTGTTTTATCAGCGATTTCCTGCTTCCATGTCTTATTCACGGCATTTAATAGAAGCAATTGATAAATACAGGGAACACTATTTAAAAGAATTTGGAAAGTTGCCCGAGGGTAAGCATTCAATCTATACCTCTTGGACAACCAACAAATATCAATTAATTGACCTTACTCCCGATAACCCTTCTTCTTAAGCAGTTCATCAAATGCCTGTGTAAGCTGACCTTTTATGTTGGTTTCACGGGCAACTGCGCCTTCCTTCACATAGTCTGATCTTGGGTAATAAAGCCTGTCAAATCCTTCTTGGGATAAAGCTGGCTTTGCTTTAAAGGTAGGCAATGCGGTTTGAATTTCCGTAGCAAGTGACTTTAATTGCGATGGATCAAACGGGATCAATACAGCCGTACCATCGGCCCTGTGTTGAATAGCGGCACGATCACCAACAATCTTAGACATTTCCGATACTTGGTCGTTAGTCAATGGCTTTTTGCCAACACTAAAAATTGCAGCATCACCCTTATCAAGTCCGCCAAATCTTAACGGAATGGCCCTAATTACACCTGCTCCAGCTTGTTCTAAGTTTTCTGCTGTTTGTACTACATCTTTAATTAAATCTTTTCTTGTATCTAACCTGCCGCCTTTTGTCAAGGTAGATAAAAACATGGGATTTGTTTCTCCTTCCCATACGCCTTGTCTTTGTTTTACATTTTTTAAAAGTGAAGGACTAGCAGCAGTTTCAAATCGCTTAAGGCTCATTAATTCGGCTATTGGATCACCAGTTGCTTTAAGCAATGTATTTGAGGCTTTTGTAGCGGCCTCTGTAGAGGCTTGGGGAGAATGAAAAGGGGATTCCAGCCTAGCTACTAATTTAGGGTTTCTAGCCAAACCTACTGCGCCTGCGCCCATACCTGCTAAGGCTAAAGGTAATGCAAATGGCTCACCTTGAGCATACCCTTGTTCACTACCGTATTTACGGTCACCAACCATTGCGCCTTCAGCAAACCCAGTTTCATTGGGCAATTGGTTTACGCCAAACATTTGGGTAAATGCTTGGGGGTTGTATATAAAACGCTGTGCTTCGGTTGGCAAGTTAACTAACTTATCAGCACCTTGGCGTAACATTTCTGCAAGCGTAGCCATTACTTAACCTCTTTATCTAAGTCTTTAAGTTTATTGGAAAGCATCTTCCTACGGGCATTGCGTTCTGCTTGTTGCTTTTCTAGTGTAGATTGATGTTCAGGGCGTAACAAGGCATCTTCTTTCTTGTACTTTCGGCTCATGTGTTCCATTACATATCCTTCATCTTTTCACGGATCATATCTTTCCTGCTGGGTTTAGCAGTCTTAGCAGATTCAATAAAGTCTTGCTTTGAGGGGGCGTTTTTACTGCCGACCTTGTTCATCTTTTCGCCTGATCCTGCCTTAATGCGTTCCCGCTTGGCGTGGATGTTTGCGTATAGTCCTTGTTTAGCCACAGTTCCATCTCCTCATAGATGCTTTTGCTCGTTCAGCGTTCTTACTGTTCTTTACTACCCCACCCATTCTTGCACAAAAACTAGCTTTTCTGCCTTTGTCTGCATCGGTCTTAGGATTTGGGGCGGGGGCTTTTAAATTAGCGTTGTTCTTGCGGTTGTAGGCTTCACGACCTTTGGCGGTCATTCCTGCGCCTTGGTTTGTGGGTAGGTAGTTCTTACCCTTACCCGTAGTGGTCTTAGGAATGGGTTTATCGTGCTTTTCTACTGCGGCACGAATGTCATCCCTACGACTCATGCCTTTTCCTCAATGTATTTAGCGTAAGCATCTTCTAGCTTGGCTTTGCGATCACCTTTAGCGTTCTCACGCTCAACGCTGAGTGCTATGGCTACGGCTTGTTTCTTAGGTTTTCCCGCCTTCATCTCGGCTTTGATGTTCTTGCCTACAGATTTTTCTGTACCTGATTTATTAAGTGGCATAAATATCCTTAATCAAATTGTTTGCGGTACATTAGTGATACCCCACCTTGCCCAATAGGTTGCCCCATAAACTCTGATTTATTGGGGTAATAACCTAAAGTCAAGCGTTGGTCGGGTGTTCCATAACTGAGGTCAACAGAATTAATGGTCGAAGGAATATTAAAACGATTGTCTGCAAAGGTTGTACCGCCTACGCCTACGCCCAAAGTGCTGTTATCTCCTACAGGAAAGTTATAACCTAACCTGCCTTGCATTAAAGTACCAGCCTTACCTACATCCATGCCCATGCCACTTAATTCTACATTGCGTAGCAATTTAGCAAGTTTGTAACCTTCATCCGCTTCACCTTCGGGCAAAATATAAGATTGGGGTTTTAAAAAATCCACAGTTATGCTTTAAATTTAAGTAAGTAAATGGTTGTGTCAATCTCTTGGGCAATATTGTCAATAAGCTGGCAGACTTCAGGGTCTTGTGGCAGGTCTGCCCGTGCCTCTTTTACAAACCTTTGTAATGACTGTAGGTATGCTAAAGGTTCTTTAGGCATATGGTATGTGGCGGGAAAATCAGTAATCTGCCCGTAAATGCCAAAATAAGTTTCAGCTAATGTATCTGTAAGGCCAATAATATTCTCGTAAAAATAACCTAAAGCCTTGTGTTTTGCGTAGGATTTGGTTGCCCAATGGAAAAAGTGGGTGTTTGTGCCTGAATGTAGCATGGTTGCAAGAAACAACGCCATTGACTTTTCCATACAAATCCTTATGTTATTGGTGTATTTTCCCCTATTTTATCAAGAATGTCGATATAAACAAGGCAACCACCGCCTTTTTTTATTGCACCCCGTTGTAGATATAAAACATCGATTTGACTGTCATCATCAAACACCCCAGCACCGTTACCACCTAGCGCATCCCACAATGATTTGACACGGTTATCTAAATCTTGCTTACGCCTAGTGGCAAAATGAATAACTATTTTCATTTCTATACGGGCATCACCTAACTTTGGTACTCTGTATTCCGCTACATAGTCAGCCACTTGTTTTTTAAACTGGATAGCTTCCTTGCTTAAATACCGCCTATGACCACTACTTTTTATGTAATGGTTGACGGTAGGTGGTAAAGGCAAGGTTAGGATTAACATTAAGAGAGTTTAACAATTCCACGGTGTCATGGGTCATTTGTTCAAAACTTGGTATGTAAAACCCCCGACTCGAATAACTGGGCAATCGTTTTTCGGTGCGCTTCTTCCCACCGTTCCACTCTTTCTGCTTTGCTAAGTGTTGCACCTTGGTCGATTTCTGTGTGACAGGTAAAACATAATGCGGCAATTCTGTAATCGTGTGCTTTGAGTCCACGGCCTTTTCCATCCCTTAATTGGTTTGAGTGTGCGGCAACTACTGTGCCATCATTAGCCCCACAATGCTGGCAAGGCAAGTATCTAACTATTTCTAGTAAATGTTTATTCCGATAGATTGGCATGATCTACGCTGTGTTGTTCTAGCTTTTCAGCGGATTCAGCAATATCAACGGCAATCTCCATCATTTGTACAGGGTTGTTGACCTTGAGGGCATCGTCATACATTCGGATTAACTTTCTCAATACTGCAAATTCATCACATATAGCAATCATTTTTTTCCTTTATTAAATAAGTACATTTATCACCTGATGCCTTGCGTTCTACGCTGACCTCAGTAACACCAATGCTTTTAAGCCTTTTAGCAATAAATAGGCAAAGATTCTCCAAGGTTGGAATGCCAAGTTCAGGCACATTGTCTAGTAATTCATGGTCTAAAGCGTAGCGAATAGCGTCTACAGCGTGTTTTATATCCCCAAAATCCCTAACCATGCCGTTTTCATTGGGTTCGCCCTCTACCGAAATACTAGCGTGATAAGTATGTCCATGTATATTTTTAGATTTAAGGTGGTCGTAAACATTGACTGCTCTGTTTAATGTGTGTGCAGCATCAAAATAGAATGTTTGAGTCAGCTTCAAAATAAACCATCCTGTTCTACTTGCATAAAGTTCCATACTGCTGGGGCATTGTGGGCTTCTATTCTAGCCCGCATAACTTGCGCCCTAGCTTCTTTAGTAGGCGGTGGGTAATTGCCGTTTTTCCAATGTTTATCAATTCCCACATTGCGACCAATGTTAGTGCTGTCTGTAGAACTAAAGGGTAGTTTGGTAAAAATAGCAGGGTCAAGCATCCTAAGTCCATGTAGTTTGCAAATAGGTCTACCCATATCATCGCAAATAACTCTCATGCTTGCGCCTATCCTAGACCACCAAGCACTTGTACCAACGGTTGAATATTCCCCCGAACTTCCTATGCAAACCCGCACATAGTAATTGGCTAATTGCTCTAACCTTTCCAATGATTCGTGCATATGCCATACGGGTGCGCCAAACCATTTTGGCAATGGGCAATCTTCTAACAACGCATCATTGTCAGCTTCCGTACCATCAATTACATCGGGAATAACAGCAAAATCACAAGATGGAACTTTTTTAAGGTTTAAAGCCCAATCGTAATAAGCATTCCAATTGGTAACTGGTTTACCGCTTTTCCATGCACTAAAAGCACCGTTGTCTATAGCAAAAGACTGACAAACTTCAATAGCTGTGCCGATTTGATCGGGGTGGGCATATGAAACAAACGCATGACCAGCTTGAACTGCATAGTTAGCGACTGTAGCAGGAGTTATGGGTAATCCGTGATAATGAATCATTTCAATATCCTATCTTGGTTGCGGTTAGATACTTCTAAGGTCTGCCATGTAGCGTGGCGTAGTCTTGCTGCCTCTAATTCCCACTTCAGCTTCTCAGCGTTCTCTGTAGCCGTGCCAATAGCTTTGCATAGGTCTTGGTATTTCTGACAGGCGTAGGCTTCTCGTTCTTGCGCCCCAATAGTTTGTTCACCTGACTTCTGCATCATTATTGCCTTTAGACTGCTTTTAAAGGTTTCTAACTGGGCCAGTTCACCCTTGGCTGCTGCGTATTTTCCAGCGTTTTCAAGGATAAAGTCTATACATTTATTGGGGTCTATTTCTCGCATACAGTTCCTTTATTCGTTTTTTTACATCTGCTTCTGTGTCTTTATTGCGTTCGATTAATTCTTTGACCATATCCCAGTTCCTATAACGCTGGGCTATAGCTATATAAGATTGGGCCAAATACTCAATCCTTTGCTTATAGTTGTTCATCTAATTGCTTAATCTTTTGGCTAATCCTAGCCCGCCATTGTTGCCACGCCTCACCCGCATAGGCAGGGCATCCGACTTCCTGTGCTTTACGGGCAGTTAACTCCTCACTTGAGTACCAAGGCAGTTCGGGCTTTTTATTGGGTTCTAGGTCAAGTTCGTCAGTCCAGCGTTCTTGGTTTAAGAAGGTGGCTGGGTACGGTATGTAGTCTTTTTGGGTTTCTTTTAACTTCCAGTATTTAAGGTAGTTTGGCAGGGCTTCTAGGCACTCAGATTGCTGGGTAGGGGTTAGCCTATTCCATGCCCGTTCAGCGTCTTTACGAGCCATTTTACGGGGGTAGAGGGAGTAGAAGTCTTGAAAGCTCATTTGTCCATCCAGTAGTAAATAAAAGCGGCAATTATCATAAATGTGGCAAATACAATAAATGTCGCTATTGCAAAAAAGGTCATTATTGTTTCGATCACTTCTTGACCCAAACTTCTCTGTAAGTATTTGGAAGGCAAGTAGCACCAACGCTGATGCGTACACGCTTGTGGGTTAATTCTTTTTTAGCTTTAGCGTCAGCAAAATCCTGATCTACAGAAGCACGGGCTTGTTCATAAGAAACCATGACATTTTCAACATAATAAGTCCAGCCTGATTCTTCATTAGCCCACATAACTTCATCCAAAAATGAAGAAAAATCTTTATATGATGTTGCACGAAAACGCACATTTTTTTGAGTTTTGCTTTCGATTGCCATGTATTTCATTTGTTTCTCCTATCTCACTCGTTATTGAGTAATACTAGTTTATTAAGTTATCTTAACTATATCAACACTTATTTTATAGGGATATACCCTTAGTGTTGTTTTTTTGTCAGGATTGCAAGATTCAGGACATAGCTATCCCTACTATGAGGAATAGCTTGTCAGTCTTGCTGAGTTCTTGGCTCAAATTATTGCTTCGATGTCTTTGTCGTGCCTAGGTCTGTCTTTATCACATCATCGGTCTATCCATACAGGACGGTACTTCTTACTATCCAAGCAATAACGGATAGGGAAGGGTGCGTAAGCACCTAGTAGTTTCTAGGGGTATTTACAGCCTTTACCGTTGCAACACGCTTGAGAACGGGCTAGGCAGAAATAGAAAAACCCCTTAAGGTTGCTCTAAGTTCGACCCGCTTTAGAAAAGACCAGCCAGCCTTTCCAAAACGCTCAAAGCAACCCTAAAGGGTCTTAGCTGGTAATTCTAAACAGGGTCGAATCTGCCAGCACAGTATACATCAATCTAACTCAGGCCAAATTAATTTATAACTTTCAGGAAATAGGGTCTTTCGGGTAATTAACCCGTGACTCTGTTGCTCTAAGGTTGCCGCTAGGATTACCAGCTTATCGTAAGGTATATCCCCGTTTTGCCACATAGATACGGCAGGAACGCTAATATTTAGCAACTTAGCGACCTTGGTTGGCCCACCAAGTAGACGAATGATAGCAATTGAGTTCATAAGGTATCTTAACATATTTCTTGCATTGTTTGTTAAGTTAAGTTAATATGGTGGTACAGCATATGCTGTGTTAATTAGGAGAACTCAAATGAGTGAAATAGAATCGCAAACCAATGATTTACTACAGCTTCAAGGTGAACTTGAGCGCATCTTTACTGTGCTAGAAGGTGGCATAGACTTATCTAAAGAACAAATTGACCTACTGCGCCATGGCTGTGGCTTTGCGCCAGTTAATCGTCAACGGGATTTCTTACAAGGTGTATTTAATGATTTTGGCAATTGCTTTGGCAACCCTTTAAATAATTTTCCAACAATGTGGAGTAAAAAATGAAAGATTATTTAATTTATTTTAAGGGTTTAGAACAAAAAATTTGGCAAAAAGCTGAATCAGAATCTAAAGCATCAAAAAAATTGTGGGATGAATTATCAGACGAACAAAAAAACAAAGTTGTTCTTATAGATTGTATTGACGAAAAAGAGGTTACAAAATGATTATTTCTGATACGCAACGAGATTTTAAGATAGCCCCTGCTGGGTTGCACATGGCAAGGCTTTACTCCGTAATTGACTTGGGCCACCAAGCTACCGAGTGGGCTGGGGAAACCAAAATCATGCACAAGGTCGTGTTGACATGGGAGTTGCACGGGGATGATGATGCAGGGCTACCCCTAAAAACAGACGATGGTAAGCCATTAATCGTATCTAAACGATATACAGTTAGTTTAGGCGATCAGGCACGGTTACGCCAAGATTTAGAGGCATGGTCAAATAAAAAGATGACCGCAGAAGATCGTAAGAACTTTGACCTCAAAGGCTTACTGGGTAAGTTTTGCATGGTTAATATTACGCACTCTGAGGATGGTAAGTACGCTAATATCTCAGGCATTAGCCCTGTACCGTCTGCCCTGCGTAACGCCCAGCCTGAAGGCATTAACCCCACCAAAATCTTTTGGATACAAAGTTTTAAACAGGAAGAATACGATGCGCTGCCTAAGTACTATAAGGAAAAGATAGCGGAGAGTAGCGAGTGGCGGGGTCAACAGGAGCGTGAAAAGAATGTTCCTAAGATAGACAATGATTTACACGATGATATTCCATTCTAAGGACACTATGATAGTTAAGGAGAAATTAAGTGAATCAGGTCATTGGTACAAGAAAGATGGTAGTCCTGCCTACACAACTATCGGCAAAACTGGGGAACGGGCAACAACGCTCCGTGACGCACGGAAGCTCGGACTTCTGCCAAGTGTTACGACAATTAACGGAATGCTATCGAAAGCAGGGCTTGATACATGGAAACAGCAACAAGTCCTCTTAGCGGCCTTAACCCTGCCTAGACTGCCTAACGAACCTGAGTCTGATTGGTTGTCTAGGGTAATGCAGGATAGTAAGGCTACGGGCAGGGAAGCGGCAGAACGGGGTACTGCGATCCACGCCCTTATCCAAACTTGGTTTGAGGGTGTCTATATGCCTGAAAAACCACCGTACATCAATAAGATTCTAGAAACATTAGAAAATGCCTTTGGAAGCCAGCTATGGCTTTCTGAGCGGTCTTTTGGGCATCCGCTAGGGTATGGTGGCAAATGCGACCTAATGGCTAAGACGGGCTTTGTGGTGGACTTTAAGACCAAAGACACGGATTTAGATAAGGTAGATGTTTACTTTGAACATGAGATGCAGTTAGCCGCCTACCGTGAGGGTCTAGGAGTTCCAACGGCTAGGTGCGCTATCGTCTTTGTCAACGGTACGACTGATCAGGTCAAATTGATAGAGATTGAGCAGGAACGACTCCAAAAGGGCTGGGAATGCTTTGAGCATCTACTGCGGGTGTACCAAATTAAGAACGGAATATAATTAAAGTTCCTTCACGGGAACGGGGGAAAGCGGATTTGGCTTCACATATCTAGACCCGCAAGTACCCCACTTTTTTGTAAGGTTATTATTTATATATTGCATTGTTAAGTAATCTTAACTTATACTTGTCTTACTCAATGTTGAGTGAGATAGATAAGGAGATTCAAATGCAAGTATTAGACCTACAAATTACCAAAGTTGACCATTTAGGTATGCTCTTGGCTCAAATCGCTGACTTAGAAGCACAGGCAGAAGCACTCAAAACGGAACTCAAGCAGGAAGAAGGTCATATTGAGGGCAATCTTTACAAAGCCTGTGTGACTTTATCCCAGCGTAAGACCGTAGATAACAAGGCTGTATACGCTGAAGCGAATGTGCCTGCCGATTTAATCGAAAAGCACACCAAAACCACCGCAGTTATTACCCTCAAAGTTACAGCCCGTTAATCAACGCCCCCACGGGGGCATAAGGATATTTATGAAACCTATTTTATTGCTAAGTCTGCTAAGTCTTACCGCTTGTAGTTCGTTTGAACCACCCAATGTCAGCCTAGAAACTGACAAACAGGCGTTTCACATGAGTCGGGCGCAGGTCATCCTAGGCATTACCGAGTGTGAGGATGCTGGAACTAGACCTGTAGTCATCACCGCAAAGCGCAGGATTAATGGCGTTATGAGTGATGTACCCGTAGAAGTTACCTGCAACCCCCGTTATAAGATATTTCACTAGGAGTCATCATGTTAAAAAGCGAACGAGATGCAGAGTTGTTTTATGAGGCCCAGCGTAAATTTACTGACCGCCAAAGGATGCTTGATAAGGGCTGGGGTGACCTAGATGCTTACAGGCGTTTACAGGCGGCAGAAAAGCGTAAAGAGCGTATTGAGTCGATTCGTATGTTTCTCTTGGGTGGTTTGGCAGCAGTCCTATTATGTATAGTGTTTTTCGGGACTAACTACCTGATGCACGGCTATGCAATATAAGAAGTTTGACCAACGCCTTCACGATGCCTGTGACCCACCAGCCCGTGATGCAGTCGCTAGGTGGCTTAATAACCTTTGGTATATAGATGCCCTACCCAACCCCGATAAGTACGCTGTAGACCTCGTATTGAGCCTTAAAGGGGATCATCTAGGGTATGCCGAGGTAGAGGTCAGGGATTGGGAGTTTTGTCAGTTTGATACGATCCACATCGCCCAGCGTAAAGATAAGCTGTTTACTCATCCTAGAACAACCATGTATGTGGTCAATAAGCCTCTGACCCACGCTTACTGGATTAGGGCCAACAAGATCAAAGATTGCCCATTAATTGAAGTACCGAACAGGGAAGTAGCCCGTGATGAATACTTTTACGATGTTCCTAAAAACTTGTGGAAAGTCGTAGACCTACGGGAATTGTTTTAGTACGGTCTAGTCCCCGTTTTATCAATAATTAAAACTTGCCTGCGAGGATTATCCCCAGCAACACTAGGCACACTAATATGTGTCCACCTGTCAAATTCTCGAATAAGTTGGTCATAACCAATCCCCGATCCAATCACAGCCTTTACGACCTCATCGGGGGTCATGCTTGGTACACGAATATCTGCGGCACACCCAATACGATGCTGGCTTGTGTCCTTTGATCCTACAGCGTCATTGACTTGTTTGCAACGAAAGGCAGAATTGACCATTACGGGCTTACCACCTAAGACGGTCTTAACTTCCTCAAGGAAGGCGGCTAGGCGCACAAGGTTAGCCATCTCTGAGGCATTGGGCGTATTGTCAAATTGACGGTGATCCGTGTGGGTCAGTTCATCTAAGGTGAAATGTTCACTTAGTTGCATTTTTAGACCTTATCTCAGCTATTTTTTCAAGCCCTCTACTTCCGAAATAAAAGCCGAAGGCGAGTTGGCCCCATTGACCCAAGAGCATTGTGTAATTGTCGTTGGTATTAATTCCAAACGCTGACATAACTGCAAATATGATGTAAGCAAAAAACAACGCTATTAAACTTAAAGGTCTGATGTTTTTAGATAACCAAGAGTCACTACCCATATCAGCTTGCTGGCGTTTAGTAATCTCTTGAGCTTCAATGTTGTCAGCATTAAGTTCAGCTAACCTGCCCTCTTGTTGCATCTGTAGCAGTTCTTTTTGAGCCTTTGCCTTGGCTTCAGGATCAGGAATAAACTTGTCTAGGACTTTCATCCCAACATCTACTAGTGCCATTAATGGAATCATTTTTTACTCCTTGATAACATAGTTGCAGCAATAAAAAGCATTGCTTTAGTTTGCTCTAATTCTGCTGGGGGCTTATCCCAACCAACGGTAATCTGCCCTATAAACCTACTGGGGTCAGGCGGTACACTAATTCTACAACCAAATGTCATGCCTTTTTCAATATACCAAAGCCCAATTTCTGACTG